GAAGACCGAGCAACCGGTATGGGAGACTATAGAGACCGTATGTAAGGACTGTATCTCTCAATTACATCAACGTAACACCAATACCTGTTATACTGATCCTGATAATCAAGAGCGGTATATAGCTGGTGGTAATAATACATGTTTCTGGTTTGGTACGGCATCCAAGGCCTTTACCCGCCAATGCGCTGACGGAGGTGTGGGTAGTTCTGTTACTGTAACCCAGAATGATGTTACGGACCCAAGTCCTAGCTCTGATGGTAAGTTTAAGTCATGTGTGTCACAAGCTGACGCTAACGCCAAGGCATTGGCGGCTGTTACGGCTCAGGGACAGAGCGTGGCTAACTCGAAAGGTACTTGTACGTGGACAGGAAGCTATACCGGTCAGGTTCAGAAGAACAATTGCGCTGATGGCGGCGTAGGAGACATGGTATCCGTAAGTAGCGATAGGCTGCCAGGACATCCGTATACCTCCAACATATCTTTGGCTGACGCTAATAAGAAGGCCGAGAATGCTGTTCGTGGAGCCGATGGACAGAACTACGCCAATAAGAACGGTGGATGTACTTGGACTTACGTGGCAAGCCGTGACTTCTATAAGAACAATTGCGCCGGAAGCGGGGTTGGTCAGAGAATAACGGTGACCTCTACGCAAGCCAACGGCGGTACGCCTATCACCAGCAAGGTTTCTTTGGCTGATGCCAGGAGCAAGGCAGAGCAGATCCTAGACCAGAGAGGACAGGATTACGCTAACCAGCATGGCACTTGTGTGTGGACCGGTACTGGAAGCGCTACGTTCTATAAGGATAATTGTGGTACATGTAAACATGGTGTCGCTCTATCCGTTCCTTATAGTGCCTTAGGATTGTCAGCGTTGACATCTACCGTATCTCAGGCGGATGCCGACAGCAAGGTTCAAAACGCTTTCAAGAATGATACGGCGACTAAGACCGCCGCTCAGGCTTACGCTAACAAGAATGGTGATTGTGCCGATGACGATGATACCCCATCTTATGATGATTGGAATTATTATTGTAGTGGATGCGATTATCGTAGGAGTAGGAATCAGACCAATCCTTGTTCTTCAGCCTCAGATCAAGATGAGTTGGTTGAGTCCGATTCAAAATCTTGTGGATGCGGATGTGATAATACATACCATATGGATAATAGCAGGTGTAATAATGGTAATAGCGAGGAGCATTATTCTAGCGAGTGTAATCCTACGGGATATTGGCAGAATGGCGGTGAGCATTGTTGTAATCCACATGACTACACTATCTATACCAATGAGGTATGTAAGGGATGTTCGGGCGAATGTGGTGATGTATGCGCTCCTAGTAGCCCTATGAAGGTTGTTTCTGCCGGAGAATATTGCAGGAGCAAGGCTCAAGATGCGTCTAGCGCCGCTTATGATGCTTATTCTAGCGCTAAGGAGGCTCTTCAGATTCTTGTTAATGCTAGGATATGCCCTTCTAAGGTTGGCAATGATGACCGATGGGGGAATGTCAAGGCTACAAACTGTCCTAGCAACTGTACTCCTAAGACTATCAGTTATAAGCAAATCGCTGGTAAATACACCGCCTGTACCAAGGACGAGGCAAACAGGATAGCCGACAGCAACCTACAGTCAGACGGTATCTCTTACGCTAATGGATTAGCTCAGGCCGATAGATGCGATTGCCCGGAGCCAACAAAGACGTGGTCATGGTCTGTATCTATGAATAATGATTGCTTGAGTCATGAGCAACTTGTCACATCAAGAGGATTTACGATTACGTATAATAATCAATGTGGTAGATCTATATCTGGCTCTGTGAGTGGTGTAGGATATACACAAAACGGAGAAGAGCAGGTCAATAGCGCTAGCTTTACAATTCCCGCTGGATCTGGAAGCAAGAGTGGAAGTGTATATTTTAGCCGAGAAGTGGTATGTGGAGATGTAACAATCTCTGGTCATGATTCAGGTAATTGTTGACAATCACTGCTGTTATGGTTTTTAATAAAAAGGAGAGACTTATTAGCCTCTCCTTTTCCATTACATATCAGGATCTTAACAGTTCCCAGATCCTCCCCCAGAAACACTTATAGACCCACATTGTACTCCTGAATCAAAACCTATGACACCGGTTTTTTTACCAGACCCAGTAGGTATACTTACGGAAGTACTTCCAGCCGTAACAGTTTGCCCTTTATCATTCCTGCCAGTAACAGTTACGGTTATTGATTTAGATGATCCAC